ATATTTCATCAAAGACAGCAAAACCGGCAAGATGAAGCCCCGATACAAGTCGACCGATCGAACATTTGACAAGCGTATCCGTGAGGCGATCAAGGCGGGTCGGGCTCTACCCAAATCTGACATTGACGCGATAAGCAACCGCCACATTTCTCGCCTTCTGCTCGATCGCGGCAAGCAGATTGCAAGAGACAACACGCTGACCGCCCTGAGATCCGGTCGTCATAACGGCTTCATCGAATTGGTAGAAAGCGGCGGCGTGCTGGATGAACAAATCGAACGAAGTTGGCTGAATGCTGGTGATGCAAGGGTTCGAGATGATCACCAAGTCATGAACGGCCAGAAACGTCGCGGCATGAATACGCCATACACTTTTCCAGATGGATCTCAGGGTATGTACCCCGGAGATCGGTCGCTTGGAGCCCCGATTGAGCAGACCACGCATTGTCGGTGTGCTGAGATTTTTCGGATCATCCCGAGATCGAAACTTGAGGCGGATCAATGACGACGGGTGGCCGGGCGACGCAGGACTTCATTAGCGAAATGGATTCGGAATGGCTGGCGATGATTGGCGGCGTGCGCGATGCGGTTATCTACATCGCGACCGAAGGTCTCGCACGTGTCACCGAGAAAAGCCCGGTCGATGTCGGCACGTTTCAGAACAACTGGCTGGTTTCAATTGGGTCGCCGGATGAAAGCACCACGATGTCCCTTGGTGAGTTTGGAGCGATGTCGGCGCAAGCAATCGCATCTTATGGGACGTTGACCGATTTTCCGATGATCTACCTGCAAAATAACCTGTCCTATGCGCTATCGCTGGAAAACGGCTCCAGCCGTCAGGCGCCAGGAGGTGTACTGGCGATGACCGTGAGTGAGTTGGAAATGATCTGGCAAGGGATGCCATCACCATGAGCTACCAACTCGAACGCAGCGCCATCGAGACTTATTTCAAAACTCAGTGGGCCGACGCCACTCCCATTGGTTTCGACGGTCAGAAATTCGATCCGGTCATCAACAGCATTCGCCTGACCATCACCAGCGGAGCGACCAGGCAGGGCAGTATCGGCCGTACCGCCAACCGTATCGACCACCTGGGGCTTGCCACGTTCCAGGTCATCACAGAGGGCGGCAAGGGGAGCGCAGCGTGGCGCGGCTATGCTGAAACGATCATGGGGCTGTTCTTTGAAACGAAACTGACCAATGCGGGCGCTTTGATCACGGACAGCGCCGATACCTTCATCCGGTTCAGCCCGCCGGAACTTTCTGACAACCGGCACCCCTACATCGCCGCGTCTTTCCCTGACGCACCCTTTCACAAGACCAACGTCATCGCGCCGTTCGTTCGGCATTCATATCGCTAAAGGAGGCCAGACATGGCAGGCAGCAGCACAAGTGAACTTCGTTCCGCATACGTCGCGGAGGTGACCGCAGGAACCATCCCCGCAACCCCAGGTTTCACGACACTTCATCGGCCAGCGGCGATGATGGCAAAGCCGACAATCATCGAGGGCCGATCCCTGATCGCCAAGGGCGCACGCCACGGGCAGGGCTACAGCGGTATTGATGTTACCGGGTCTCTAGAAAGCCCTCTCATCTATGGCGTCTATGACGATTTCCTTGCCACGCTTTTGCAGGGCGCATGGTCGTCTGATGTACTGAAGGACGGCAAGGCGGAAACGACCGTTGCGGTTGAGAACACCATTCCGGCTGGCACTGGTGGCACGGCAACGATGATGCGTTATCGTGGTGTTGAGGCTACCTCGGGAAGCTTGTCGCTCAAGGCGCGATCAGCGGCGTCCTTGTCCCTGCAACTGGTCGGTCGCGGATCTGACGACGCCACCACCACAGCAATCACCGGGGCCACCTACACCGACCCGACCGAGGCCGACCCACTGTCATCGGGGGAGGATGTCGGCACCATCGTGTTTGACGGGTACACCCTGGATTGCATGGAGGCGCTGGAAATCGCTTTCGCCTTCGAAAAACGCGACCTGCAGCCCAAGATCAGCAGCAATGATCTCTGCGGGATCACGCGGGGTGACTTCCTGCCGACGCTTTCAGCAAACATGTACATCGAGAGCAACTTCCTCGCGATCTACAATGCCAGCCGTGCCCGTCATACCGGGTTCGAGATCACGATCCCACTGGGGGCCGTCACCGGCGAGAAATACACCCTGGTATTTCCGAAGTGCTTCTTTGGAGAGACCGAGTTGGATTGGTCCGGTGCATCCGCAATGCAGAAGGTGCAAATCCTTCCGCAATACGACACCTCCAGCGGTGCCACCATGACCGCAACGAGGGCAATCGCATGATCGCGGCACGCACGTTCGCGGGCGTGGTGAAGGGTAAAGAAAAGACCTTCACCAAGGGCGACCCGATCACCAATGCCGAGGCCAAGGAAATGAACCTTGCCGACAAACCGCATCTGACCATGGAGGAAAAAGACGATGGCGTTGAAACTGCGCAAGCGTGAACTTCCGACGGTGACTTTTCGCCGCGTCCTGCCGGAATGGCTGGGGCCGGGAACTGATAAGGATCCCGTCGAATGCTTCATCGCGTTCGAGGCGCGGGCGGGCGGTTCAATCAACCCCATGCACGTCGAGCTGGTCGAAAAGTCCCTGCTGAATGCACGGGTAATGCGCCGGAAAACAGGAAAGATCGAAGACGACAAGGAATTCATTCAGGCAGATCATAGGGATGCCGAGGCGATCAACATGCAGCGCTTTGCCGCGCTCTACGATGCTTGCGTTATCGAATGGTTCTCGAACATCCAAACCGAGGGTGACGACGGCGAGATGACCGATATCACCTGCGACCGCGAAACCTTCCTTGAGCTATGTCAGGAGAAGGTGCCTGAGATCGGGGCCGCAATTCTCGACTTTGAAAAGCAGGTTCGGGACGCGGGCGAGATTGTCAGCGAAGACGACGACGAAACTGCAAAAAACTGACTGAGGCGCTCCTTTGGAGCCTGAAATATTCCGACAGCGAATTGGAATATCTCAAGCGAAAGGGTGCGCCTGTCCTGAAAGATGCCGTAGAGCCGAAAAGCTGGTTCTACTGGCAGGCCTACCACCACCTGCGCGGGTCACGCCAACGTGGCCATGATATCGGCGCGATACCGTTCTCGGAGATCTCGGATTATTCAGAATGGCTGGGTCAGACGTGCCCGGTCGATAAGGCTCGGCTCGTAAGGTTCGTCATGGCGATGGATAACGTGGAGCGGGAGTTTCTTGGACGTAAGCCGACGGGGTAGTGAGGATCATTCTTCCCCATAGTCGGCGAGGTCGGAGAACTGCTCCAGAAAATTTACACGCGCCTCAAGTGGTTCGGTAGCTCGACCTACCACCTCAAGGATAAAGGCCTCGAATCCCTTAGCGGTGAAGTCGAGACCGGCGTCGTCGGCGAGTGAGAGGGATGCTTGCAGGCGGGTGATGATCTCGGCGGAAAGACTTCGGCCAGAACGTTGAGCGGCCTCCGTCAGCCTGTCCTTCAGGTCAGATGGAAGGTTCATCTTGTATGGCGTGAGTGATTCTTTGCTCATGGATATTAAATGGTCAAAAAATGTCCATGACGCAATGGTCATTCCTCAAATAACCCGGCGCTGGCTGATGTTGCCATGATCGCCACGGCGAAAGCCGAAAACATCCTCATCTTCAATTTCCTTCACCCGGTCGCGGCAGCGCGATGGGGTTGAACCAGTTTCGACAAGGATTCTCCTAATGGCCGGACTTAGACTCGCAATCGACCCGACCGGGATGGAGACGGGTGGAAAGCGCGCGGAATCAGCTCTTGACCGGGTGAAGCGCGAGGCGCGAGAGACAGAAACGACCGTGAACCAGGCGTCCAACCGCATGGGGTCATCCGTCTCAGCTTTTGGCGTCAAGGCTGCGCGAGCTTTGGGTGCGGCCGCAGCGTCTTATGTCACGTTTCAAGCGGCGGCTCAGTCGGTCAATCTCGCGCGGGACTTCAATGCAGCGCTGGCGGAAACGTCGACGTTGATCGGGGGTACGGATGCGGAGATGTCCGGGTTATCCGCCAGCGCCCGGCAACTCGCCAAGGACTTTGGAGGCTCCGCAACATCGCAGGTTGAGGGCTTTTATCAGGCCATCTCGGCTGGCGCTGGTTCGGTTGAACAGGCCGCGACCCTGTTGGAAAGCGCCAATAAGTTGGCCATCGGTGGTGCAACCGACACCACCACAGCGGTTGACGCGCTGACCACGGCGACCAACGCTTACGCGGCCTCCGGCCTGACGGCGGCAGCCGCATCCGATGCGCTTTTCGTTGGGATTAAGGCAGGCAAAACCACGGCGGCGGAACTGTCGGCAGGTCTGGGCAATATCGTCCCGATTGCAAGCGCGGTCGGCGTGAGCTTTGACGAAGTGGTTGCGGCTACGGCGGCACTGACAACGCAAGGTCAATCGACCAGCGTTGCCATCACCGGCCTGCGGCAGGTGATTTCCGGGGTAATCAAGCCCACATCAGAAGCGGAAAAGATGGCAGCCAAGCTGGGGCTCTCATTCGATGCGCAGGCGCTAAAATCAAAGGGACTTGCCGGGTTCCTGGAAGATGTGATCGACAAGACCGGCGGCAGCCAAGAGGCCATGGCCGAACTGTTCGGGTCGGTCGAAGCTCTGAACGCGGTGTTGGCCTTTGCCGGGGGCGCGGGCGAGAAGTTCGCGGCGATCAATGAGCAGATGGCCGACAAGGCCGGGGCCACAGATGAGGCCTACAGGAAGATGGCCGACAGCCTCGATCAGAGATGGGCACGGGCTACAGCAGCGATGACGGATATCGCGCTTGGTCTGGGCAATGTCCTGCTGACATTTGTGGTGCCAGCGCTGGAAGCTGTTTCACGTTTGGCTTTGGCTGTTTCTTCCAGTTTTTCGGTCCTTGGTGGGTACATCACATCCCTGACGGACACGTTCCGGTCGATCAGTACGGCGGAGCTTGCGCAATCCGCGCTTGAAACAGCCATCGACAACACGTCAATTGCCATGGGTGACCAGATCAACGCATCAAACTACCTGCGGGATGCGCTTGAAAACGGCAACTCGATGTCTTTGGAAACGATCCGCCTTGAGCTTGATAAGGCCAGGGCGCGCCGCGCTGATGTTGATGCCATGGTGGCGCAGCGTATTGAACTGGCGATGCAGGGCGCGGCATACCAAGACATTTTGGGCGACATGCAGACCGCCAGAGACGCACTGCGCTCTATCGGTGCTGGCGATACTGATGCGCTGGAAGACGCCGAGCTTTATCTGATTTCCGTCCTGAATCGTCAGAAGGAGTTTTTGACGGACCTGCGGTCAGGTCAGGCGCTGCGGAAAGACGAAGCCGCCGCGCTGGCACAGATCGAGGCGAACATTGCAGAGCTTGAGAAACGTCAAAAAGCCCTGACGGGCGAGATCGACACGACGATCACCTTCACTGACCGCCTTGCGAATGCCGCTGGAGGTGTATCATTCAGCGGCGCCGCGGCATCAGCTCATGAGCTTGCGGATGCGCTTGGTATCGCGCTGTCCACTGCCTTGCAGCTTTCACAGACAACCCCGGCCATGGCTGACGAGGACCTACTTATGTCGCAGCCGGTCATCCCGGATGCCGGCCAGCGTGAGACGAACAGAGGCGCGGTGTTGAACTTCCGTCGATTGACCGCTCCCCCCCGGTCTGGTCGTGGTGGCGGCGGCGGGTCGGCTGGCGCCACGGCAGCGAACGAAACGGCTGAAGCATTCGACAATCTGATGGCGTCACTCGATCCGGTAATCCGCGCGACGCAGGAATTCGAAGAGGCGCAGGAAACGATAAACAAGGCGCTGGAAAGCGGTCACGCCACGGTGGGCGAAGCGGCGCGTGCCTATGACCTTGCGCGCGAAAAATTTGACGAAGCGTCGGCCTCGGCAAGGGACGCCTCGGATATGTGGGGTGAGTTCGAAAAGGCAGGCGGTTCTGCCATCGACAAGCTGATCGACGGCACCGGAAGCCTGACGGACGTGGTTGGCGACCTGATCAAGGAATTGGTCGTGGCGTACTCAAAGGCGAAACTGCTTGCGTCCGTGGAAGGTGGATCGTCATCCGACAGTCTGGGCACCCTCATCTTCAAGGGCCTTTTCGGTGGTCTGTTCGACTCAGGCGGCACCATTGGGCAGGGGCAGACGGGGATCGTGGGCGAGAAGGGGCCTGAACTTGTGAAATCGACGCCGCTGGGGGCGGTGGTGACATCACGGCAGGATACAGCGCGCAGGCTGGATGGTCGCAACTCAGCTCAGAACGTTCGGGTTGATGTTGGCGTGACTGTGGATGACGAAGGAAAAATCAAAGCCTACGTCAAATCTGTTGGCGGGCAGGCCGCGCAGGAAGGTGCCTCCCAAGCCATCCAGCACATAAAGACCAACTGGGGCAATTACACCTCACAGCATCAAACAGATGGATCTCTCTCCTGATGGTATATGTTCCAAAAATATATGAATGGCGCAGGGGGTGCGCGCCGATCACGCAAGAAGTTCGGGCAGCCGGGCAAGCTATCCCGGGTGGGATGACCATTGGTGGTGCGTCAATTGAAAACCCGGAACCAGGCGGGCGCTACGAAGTCTTCATGTCTTTCGCCGTTTTCGCGACACGCGAGGCCAACCTTGATGCCTCCTGGACGATCAGTCGTATCCAGAACGGGGCCGTCATGCGGGTGCCGCTCTACAACTCAGTTCAGCTTGTTTCTGATGACGCATTGGACGGCCCTGAGACGGACGGCATCCCATGGGACAACGATCTGCCATGGGATAGCGGGGCTTACTGGTCCTGGAACCCAAGCGTCCCCGTGGCGGCTGCTGCGTCAAAAGGTGCCGGGTCTATGAAGGCCGAACTTTCTGATTATGGCCGGGTACTGGAAATCGGGCATGTCATCGGGTTTCATCTGGAAGGCTACGACTTCGTGCATGTCGTCATGGACATCGAGTATGACGACGAGGACATAGCGACCATTGCCGTGTCACCCCCCATTCGTCGTGCGCTGACCACCGATGATCGGCTCCTGTTCCGCCCGACGGCCCTGGTCACCTGCATCAACGCCCGCGAGGTGATGAGTCAATTCCAATCGGGACGACACATGCAGTTCAATCGGGCGCAATTCGTTGAGGCTTTAGTATGAGCTTCGAAAGCGAGCTTCTGGAAATGACCGGAACGGCTGCGGATAGCTTCGACATCAAGGCGATGGTTCGGCGCTGTTTTTTCTACGACTTCGACGGGTTTCCGGTGCGGCTTTGGGAAGGTCACGGCGTACTGGCCACAACCCTCAGCGTCGGTGATGCAGTCGAGACACCGGCAGGCGTGCTGGCCGCGAATGAATGGCTGGGAACATTCGATGCATCTGGCGCGAACCTGCACAAGGTTCCGGCGGTAAAGGATTCACGCGAGGGGAACAGCCCGCGCTACACCTTCGGGATCCCCTATTTGGACGCCGAATCCTATCAGTTGATTAAGGCCGATCAGGATCTGGCAAAGGGTCGCGACATCATTTGCTACCACGCCTTGATCAAGGGTGATGAAGGCCTTTTGCCGCAAACACCAATCCGTTTCGCATGGCGGATGCGGATGCGCGGACCGACATTTTCAGAGGGCGTGCGAGCGGAAGGCGGAAAGTTAGAGCGCATCCGATCGGTGTCGGTTCTGGCGCGGTCGCTGGAATATGGACGGTCGCGGGTGCCTAGCGGGACCATGACCGATACAGCCCAACGGGAAAGGGCGCGGCTGGCGGGGGTCGAAAGCGACAGCGGATGCAGCTTCGTCGCCTCCAATTCGAACCGGACCTATGTCGTCGGTGGCTGACACGCTCGACCGCTGGCGTCGGGCAAAGCTGATCTGGGGTGTGAGCGATTGCATCATGGCGACCTGCGACCACGTGCTGCACAGAACAGGCATCGACCCCGCAGCGCCTTGGCGTGGGTCATACAGCGACGAAGAAGGCGCCAGGGCCATCTACGAGGCTCATGGTGGAGTCTTGGCGCTGTTTGACTACGGCATGGCCTTGGCGGGCTTTGAGCGCGGCGACAGGGCCCATGGCCGTCCGGTCGTGGCAGACATCATGGGAAAACAAATCGCAGGCGTCGATCTAGGCAAGCGCTGCGCGTTCATCACAGAACGCGGGTGCATCGAACTACCGGCAAAGGTGCTCCGTTCATGGTCAATTTGAAAACGCTGCTGCTGATCAGTACAGCCATTGTCATGCCGACTACGGCAGCGGCCGACCCGATCACCGCACTTTTTGCCGGTCTGGGCTTCACAACAGCCACGACGGCGGCGGTGGCCTCTGCGCTTTATCCCGGCATATTTGCAGTCGGGACGTTTTTGACCGGAACGGTGGGGTCGCTGCTGTTGAACATCGGCGTGAGCGCCGCGCTGTCAGCGCTTTCACGGCCATCTGCGCCCAGCATCGAGGCGGCGCGGGTCAACACCAGGCTCAACGACGCGCCTCGCTGGCAAGCGGGAGGTTCGTGCCTTATCGGCGGTGAGTTGGGATGCTTTGCTGAGTATGACGAGGCCGGTCAGCTTTGGTACATCGTGACACACGCGGATTGCGAGTTGGAATCTGATCCGATTTATTTCCTTGACGGGATAGAGGTCGCGCTCGATGTGGACGGTTACGTGACCACGGATCAGTTCTGCTCCAAAGAGCGTGACGATCAGTATGATGGCACTGGCACAAAGACGCTTAACTGGCAGATTTTCACGGTCTCTCCAGACGCGTCATCGCCTTACGGAATCAAGCCCACCGCTTTCACCGACGCCTTTCCAGATCTGCCCGAAGACTTCTTTCTGACCGGTGTGTCCTATTCCATCATCAAGGGTCGGGCTGTCCCACTGGCCAACTACGGCAAGGTCTACCGTTTCCGTGGGGCGCTTGGTCTTGGTGAGCCTTCCGTGACGGTCTACGGCAACTTCAGCCGGATGTATGATCCGCGCGAAATTGGTCACGACATCAATGACCCGGACACATGGACATTCTCGGATGGTAACCCGGAAATCATTTGGGCTTGGTTCCGCACAAATTCGCGCGGCCGCGACCGGCCTATGTCGGAAATCAACTGGACGGAGGTTGCCGCGCGGGCCGATACCTTCGATGCAACGGTCCTTGACCGGTCTGGCAGCCCGATCCCGCGATATCGTTGCGGTGTGGCGTTCCCAGACAATAAGCCCCGCCATGAATGCGAACGGGAAATCCTGAACACTTTCGCGGGGTTCGTGGCCTATGATGATGAGGGTCGCGCCTATGCGAACGGAGGCGTATATGAGGCCCCGACACTGACCTTCACAGCCGAGCGGGACATCATTACCGCAGAGACGCAGGTAATCGACGATGGCGAGGTTGCAATTGATGGCGTGATCGTGGAGTACCTTTCGCCCGAGCACGGTTATACGAAACAGCCAGCAGCGCCTTGGCAAAACCCAAACTACTATGATGGGGTCAGCGAGCCGAACTATCAAAAAATCACGATTGCCGGATGTCAGAACCACAATCAGGCGGTGCGGCTGGCAAAGAACTTCGGGCTGCGATCAGCGCCAACAAAGCGCGCCGCGTTCGGCACCAGCATCAAGGGTATCCTTGCCAAGAACAAGCGCAACGTGAACATCGAATGGGACGACACTTTCACCGGTGATTTCGAGATCATCACCGACGTGGAGGAGGATGCCAGTGGTCAGGCTTGCGCATTCGCGGCGGTGCCGATGCAGGCAGATCGGTTTGATCTAGGTGAAGGGGAAGAGGGCCCGCCACCTGCGCCGACACCGATCCTGGACATCGACAACACGTTGGAGATTGCCGCAAACGTGACCGTCGCCGCTGTGCCGGTGCAAACGTCTGTGGGTGCCGCTGTCCGCTTCGCAGCGTCATTCGATGCGCCATCGCGCCCGGATCGGGTGTTCCGCTTCCGCTATGCCCTCACGGGACAGACTGTCTATGAATATTTCACGGTCGATATGGAGGAATTGCTGGCCCACTCAGCAATCGTTCCTGATGGCGCAACATTTGACGTGCAATGGCAGACAGTTGCCGGGGGCGGCAGGGCGACCGAGTGGGCCGCAGATGTCGGTGGTGGGGAGACTGTTCTGACCATTCAGGCAATTGCGGATGACAGTCCCGTCGGCGACCTTACCGGCGTGACAATGACGGCGGAACCCGGTCGTGTCCGAGCAACAGGGACGGCAAGCTCTGATGCCAATCATATCGGCGTCAGGATCTACCGCAGCGATACAACCGACTTCGCCGACGCCGTGCCGATCAGCAGCGTCCTGGATGGCAACCCGTCGGACGATTTCGACGTGATTGCGGGTGATGCCACTGCGGTCAACGAGGTTGAGAACGGGGGCTTCGACGATGGCTCCGCCTGGACACTCGGCGGCGGTTGGTCCATCGGGTCCGGCGTTGCCAGCGACACGGCGGCGTCCGGCGTAGAGGACAGCATGACGCAGGCCGTCAGTGGTATCGCAGTTGGCACCGAGTTGCGCGTGTCGATGGTGATTACAGGCTCTTCCGGCGGCACTGTTCTCGTTCGCCTCGAGGGCGATACCGATGTCGATATGGGTGCAAACTCCGACCAGGCCAAGGGCCGCCTGAAGGTGGCACCTGACAACCTGACCGCCGTGTCCGTGGTCAGTGACGCTGGCTGGGCTGGCAATGTCGATAACGTCTTCGTTGTGCGCGAAACCGCAGCATCAGTCGAACTCGATCAGGGCTATTTCTGGGTTGTTCCAATCGCGATCTCCGGTGTCGCCGGAACGCCCGACGGCCCGCACGACCTGTTCGTACCTTAAACCCTAAAATCAAGGAAAACTCCCATGGTGGCTAAATCCGTTACGGCGGTTGTCGAAGGCGATCCCGTGTCTCCGACGCATCAGGTCAAGAACAGCGAACTTGCCCAACTTCTCCGGGAAATGCAGACGCAGGGCGCACTCAACGGCGCGCTGTATTTTGCGGACACAAAAGCCAATCTCGACGCGACCAGTCCCGCCGATCTGGATACCGGGTTTGTGCTGGATGACACCACACCATCGCTGAATGGTGTCTATCAGTACCAGACTGACACATGGGTGAAGACTTCGGAACTTCCGGCTGGGTTCACGGATCTTGTTGGCGCTCTCGCGGCCATTGACGCGCTCGCCGACATTGCGTCCACGGGCAGCGCCGATGACCTGACGGAGGGCGCCGATACCAAGGTTATGACGGCGGCAGAGCGGACGAAGTTGGCGGGTGTGGACGACGGCGCGACAGCGAACGATACCGACGAGAATCTGCTGAGTCGGGCCAACCATACCGGCACCCAGGAAATCGGGACGGTCGTGGGGTTGCAGGCCGAGCTTACGTCCTTGGATGCACGCGTTAACGCTTTGGATGCCGCAATCGTGCTGCAAGGTGCGTGGGATGCGTCGTTAGGCGTCTTTCCGGGATCTGGATCAGCTCAAGCGGGGTATCAGTGGATTGTTTCTGATGCTGGCACTGTTGATGGCGTAGAGTTCACTGTTGGCGACAGAATCTTGGCCCTCGTGGATGATGCCAGCGACACGACGTTTGGCACGGATTGGTTCAAAGAAGACTACACTCCGCAAGTTCTTTCAGTGAACAGCAAGACCGGTGCAGTCAATTTGGCTAAATCGGATGTCGGGCTGGGCAGCGTGGACAACACGGCCGATGCCGACAAGCCGGTTAGCGGGCCGCAGCAGGCGGCGCTGGATGCCAAAGCGGAAAAGTCCCAGACCCTGACCGGTGGCGGTCTGGCCGTGACAGGCGGCAACCTGGGTGCATCCCCTTCGGTAACCGTCACGGCGGCAGTCGAGGCGGATGTGCGTCTTGGCACTGAGAGCGCGAAGGCCGTGACCCCGGCGGCGCTGGATGCGCCGTTGATGGAGCGGGCCGAGCACGCCAAGGTCGCGGCTGTTCTGAATATGGACCCCGATCTGGTGGCCTTTGTCTACGGGGCGGGCATGGCCGATGCGGCTGGACGGCTGGGCGCGTGGGTCGGGGCAACCGGCTTCACGTTTCGTCAAGCAACCATTGAGGGGGACAGCCACGGCGACTATGCGGGTGGCATCACGCCGATCCTGCGCGGGTCCGGTGGTGCGACCTTCATGGGGTATGACGGGGCGGCGCTGGCCGCGTATTTTGCGCGCATGGTGTTCGGCGGGGCGATCCTGCCCGCGCCTGATGCCAGCGGTGATTACGCGGTGGTCAAGCCGATCCTCTACGCGGGTGATGGCAAGACGCTGCTCATGGGTGCAGATGCGGACGGCCTGCGGCTGACGCTTTCTGATCAGGCAATTTACACATTTGAGACCAAGCGGGCGTTGGACCTGTCGGCGGTTCCTGTCGGTCTGCTGGCAGACCCTGAAGAAGTGAAGATCCACAATGCCGCGCTTTTCACCGCGCGCGGCCCAGATGAAACAGGCGTGAACCGGCGGTATTTTCTTCGCCGTGACGTGACGCCCGGCTGCGCGATGGCAGAGACACGCGGGCCGGTCGAAGTGGTCACGATCTATGGCCAGAGTTATACGACCGGCGGCGGTGGGTCGGACACCAACGCGCTGGAACTCCCAACTATTGTGACAGAGGACGCGCTGACAC